ACGAAGAGGCAAAGAGCTTTATATTTCCCCCGGAAAACTACCAAGGAAAAACATGCACCGCAATCGCTCAGTAAACACTCACAAGTTCGCTATGATTCCACGAGCAGACATCCCACGCAGTAAATTCGATGCTCAAAAAACACATAAAACTACTTTCGATGCGGGCTACTTAATTCCTGTATATGTTGATGAAGTACTCCCAGGAGATACTTTCAACTTAAAAATGACGGCATTCGCCCGTCTGGCAACGCCACTCTATCCAATCATGGATAACATGATTATGGATAGCTTCTTTTTCTTTGTACCCAATCGCCTAATTTGGAATAATTGGCAAAAATTTATGGGTCAACAAGAAAATCCTACTGACTCAATCTCGTACGTAGTACCAACACAAACAAGCCCAACAAACGGATATACCGTTGGTAGCTTACAAGACTACATGGGCTTACCAACAGTCGGACAAATTACGACTGGAAATACAATTACGCACTGTGCCTTTTGGCCACGTGCATACAATCTCATCTGGAACGAATGGTTCCGAGATGAAAACTTACAAACAAGCGTAGTAGTAGATAAGGGCGATGGCCCTGATACTTCAAGTAACTACACGCTATTACGTCGCGGCAAACGCCACGACTACTTCACATCGGCATTACCATGGCCGCAAAAGGGTGCTAGTGTCACCTTACCTTTAGGAACTAAAGCACCTATCTATAATGAAACACCCGTAGCTGGAAATCAAATCGGTGTCCAGAATGGAGCAGGCGGTGCCTGGGCTAATATGGGTACTACTACATATCTACGGGTTGGAACAGGAACTTCAGAAAGCAATTTATATGCTGACCTCTCTTCTGCAACAGCTGCAACAATCAATCAACTCCGCCAATCTTTCCAAATTCAAAAATTATTGGAAAGAGATGCACGTGGCGGTACTCGCTATACTGAAATTATTCGTAGCCACTTTGGCGTTATCAGTCCTGATGCTCGTTTACAACGTCCAGAATATCTCGGGGGCGGATCGACCCCTATTAACATTAATCCGATTGCTCAAACATCGGGTACAAACGCATCTGGAACTACTACCCCTCTGGGCAACCTTGCTGCTATGGGTACTGCCCTCGCTCATAATCATGGATTTACTCAATCATTTACTGAACATGGCGTAATTATCGGCATGGTCAGTATTAGGGCAGACCTTACTTATCAACAAGGATTAGACCGTATGTGGTCTAGATCCACTCGTTATGATTTCTATTTCCCAGCTTTTGCTACATTGGGAGAACAATCTGTTTTACAGAAAGAAATCTACGCCACTGGCGATTCCACAGCAGACAACACCGTATTCGGATACCAAGAACGTTGGGCTGAATACCGATACAAACCATCTAAAATTACTGGTTTGTTTAAATCAACAGCTTCCGGAACTCTTGACGGCTGGCACTTGGCTCAAAAATTTACCGCTGCGCCTACTTTGAATACAACCTTTATTCAGGACACGCCACCTGTGAGTCGTGTAGTAGCCGTTGGAGCAGCTGCCAATGGAGCCCAATTCCTATTTGACTCATTTTTTGATGTCAAAATGGCAAGACCAATGCCAATGTACTCTGTACCTGGCTTAATCGATCACTTCTAATATGTCAATGGATATGGGAGCTATGGCTGGCGGTGGCCTTGGTGCCATCGCAGGCTACTTTGGAACAGTAGCTACAAATAGAGCCAATGCTCAACAAGCTCAAATACAAAATGCTTTCCAAGCAGAAATGTCGAATACTGCATATCAGCGTGCAGTTGCCGACATGCAAGCAGCTGGGTTAAATCCCATGCTTGCTTATCAACAAGGGGGAGCAACTACCCCCGCTGGAGCGAAAGCGGAAATGCAGAACGCTCTTGGCGCAGCTGCAACATCTGCTTCAAGCGCTTATCATACGGCAGCGCAAACTCAACAAGCTATTGATCAAAATGAAGCAGATGTATTATTAAAAAGAGAACAAGCAGCGGCAGCGGGTTCTCAAGAAGATTTAAATAGGGCAAATATGAATTTGTCCCTAGTTGAAGCAGCTAACAAATCTGCTCAACTTCCTGGACACAAGAAATTTGTTGACCAGGTGTCTTCACAAATATCACAAAATAATGCATTAAGCGCAGCCAGCTCTGCTCAGGCTGCAAGAACAATTGCACTTCAACCACAAGCGCAATCTATCGGAAAAGCTTATCGAGATAATCCAAACCTTGCTCTTGTAAAAGAATCTGGAGAGATCTTTAAAGACATAGGTTCAGGTGTAGGATCTGCCGCTTCTGCGATCAGATCAAAAACACCTATAAACTACCGTGGCCAACCGCAACGGCAAGATATACAATCTTCTCAACCACCAATGGAATGAAAATGACTAAATTAAACGTACCGTTTCTTCGTACTCCCTACAATTACGACACGATTGCTGCGTCAAATGAGTCAGGGCTGCATTGTGAGGATGCAACTCTGACTCAGCAGCAATTTAAAGAAGAAACAGATATAAATAATATTATGGAAAAGTTCGGTATGACTGGACTTCTTCCTCAGATTCCTTTAGAGCCCTCTTATGGCGATTTTAGTGGTGTATATGACTACCACTCTGCTCTTAACGCAATAATCTCTTCAGAAGAGCAATTTGAGGCTTTACCAGCCCAATTGCGAAGCAGGTTCGATAACGATCCTGCAAAACTCATCGACTTTTTAGGCGATGAAAATAATGGCGAAGAAGCCATTAAACTTGGGTTAGTAAACCCAAAACCCGTAGTTTCAACCCCTGTTGAAACTACGGAAGCACAGTTACCTACTTGATGTAACTGTGCTAGGTGACACCACCCTACTAAAATACGATAAACAAGGACATAAAAAATGATGCGTCGCAGACCAGCAAATAAAAAGAAATCCGCAAGGACATTTCGTAAACACGCACATCACACTAAGAGTGCAAATATGCGTAACACGCCAATGCGTGGAGGCTGGAGGCTCTAATAAAGCTTCCAGGCACCTCACATGCCTTGTTATCACCCTCTCAAAGCATTTCAATGCTTTGACAAATCAATCGTCTTTGATGAAATCAGAAGACATGACATCGTTCGATCCCTTGACCTGCCCTGTGGGCAGTGCGTTGGATGCCGTCTAGAACGATCAAGACAATGGGCTATTCGTTGTATGCACGAAGCCCAATTACACAAACACAATTGTTTTATTACCCTCACTTATGACAATACACATCTCCCAAGCAATGGCAGCTTACATTACGAAGACTTTCAACTCTTCATTAAACGACTTCGAAAATCACTCGGAAACGCTAGAATCCGCTATTACATGGCTGGAGAATATGGCGAAAATTTCGGCAGACCTCACTTCCACGCCTGTATCTTCGGACACGACTTTCATGATAAAAAATTATGGCAAAGGACTTCCGCTGGTTCTATGCTTTATAGATCCGCAAAACTTGAAGCTCTCTGGCCATTTGGTTATTCCTCCATTGGAGATGTTAACTTCGAATCAGCTGCATACGTTGCACGATATATTATGAAAAAGGTAACGGGAAAAAACCAAGATAAACACTATAACGAGATCGACCAGGAAACTGGCGAGATCAAAAAACGAACACCTGAGTTCAATAAAATGTCTTTAAAGCCTGGTATAGGCTGTGACTTTTATAAAAAATACACTTCGGATATATACCCGCAAGACTACGTAATACTTCGAGGAAAAAAGGTTAAACCACCAAAATACTATGACAAACAGTTTAAAACCGATCATCCGTTCGAATATGACGAATTACTTTACATGCGGGAAAAAAATGCTAAACTCAATACCGAAGACAATACCCCAGAACGACTATCTGTAAAAGAACAAGTAACTATGGCAAAACTTCAAAAACTTAAACGTAACCTCACTTAGGAAAATTATGAAATTAATCCTCGCTTCCGTAAAAGACCGTGCTGCAGAAGCATACGGCCGTCCAATGTTTGTACCATCAGCGGGCGTAGCAATCCGCTCCTTTTCAGATGAAATTAATCGTTCTGATGCTGATAATCAGCTTTACAATCATCCAGACGACTTCGACCTCTACGAATTCGGAGAGTTTGACGATACAACTGGACTATTCAATCTACATGAACAACCAAAACTTTTATCGTTAGGTAAACAAGTTAAACTTAAATAAATAAACCGAGGGGAAAAGAGTTTTATCTTTCCCCCGGAAAACTACCAAGGAAAAAC